ATTCTACTCACCTTTCATCATCCCCTTACACTTAGCAGGTTGTACTAAATCGGGGGTAATATACCCATCATCAGTTATTAAGTATCTGCAAGTTGTTTCCTTGTCTTCTAGCTTAATTGTTCGGTACGGGGACTCTTCATATTGACCAATGGGTTTAAACCCTTGTGGGGTCTCTTTATACTCAGGAGGCTTAGGTGGATCACAAGCCCCCAGTAATAGTACGCAACCTGCTAGTATCAATACTTTCTTCATATTAATTCCCCTTCCTCATTAAAGGCAGTAACTTGTTATGATTGTCAATCAGCCTTAGTAAAGCTTTATAATCATACTCCGTTCCTGACCAGTAGTAATTATCCATGGCACTAAGTATAGACCTGCCATCCTTCTTCCTAGTCACTCTTATATGGAATGGCTCCCATTCATCAGAGAATAAGTGATACTCTGGAGTATGATAGTTCTCATCGAATGTACCTCCAGCACCACAACCTCTCCAGATTACTATGTTTTGTAACTTGATTGCTAAATCCCTTAGCTCATCATCGCTGATATTGAATCTACGTTCCTCACGTTTAGGCTTACTTGGTTTTTCCTCATGGCTTAGTGGATTTAAATGTATGCCTTGTTGGGCTAATCCAAGTAGTACTTGAGACTCTAGTGGATTCATCTGTTATCCTCCTTCGCTTTAGCACAATTGTGCATATATTGCTGACTGATTCTCATATTGTTTACTGCTAATGGACGCTTACTCCAGTGTCCTTTGTCTATTTGCTTGTGGAACTCCTTCATATTAGGTGCAAATGCCCCACACGTAAAGCACTCTGCACAATGTCCAGCCCACTCTATGTTTTCCACCTTCTTCATCGTCTCTCCCTCCCTTCACATTAAAAGAAGGAGAAGACCAAAAGTCCTCTCCCTCGTATTACTTTGGTTGGATCAAGAATAAAACGTCTTCTAATGCCCTATAGTGCTCACTACTAGCACCTTCCACGCAAGCCTGTAGATAGCATTCACCTTCAATACGGTCATCTCCCTCTCCTGTTAGCTTAAACTCCAATGGTTCTGTATTCATCAAAGCATCCATTATAGGAGAAGGTATGACCATTCTCTTGAACTTAACATAGTATGCTCCACGTTCTCTAGTTACACTGTAGGGTTCAATCTGGTGCTTGGTGTGTACCCCTCCAATGAGTAATTCTGTGTTCTTTGTCTTAAAACTAACATTGCCTGTAAGTTGCTCTAAGTATGCTTTCTGCCACGGTCTCATTATCTGCTACCTCCTGATATAATAACGTCTGTCAGTTCGATGCCTATGTCCTTCAGCTCTACCTTCTTCTGACACAGTACTCTAAAGAACCTTAGCGAATCAATTACTCCTGATGCACCTAGTATGGTATCTGAACCATATTGCATAGTAACTTTTACTCTCTGACCCTTTGTCTGTACATCTCTTATAAACATACTATCATTGCGTTCCACAATTATAGAGTTTATAAGGACTGTTACGCCACCCTCATTATTCAGACTAAAGAATACATCCTTACATTCCACAGGCTTGTCACCAAACAGAACGATAGATTTACTCACCCTTACTCCACCACCCAACTAGGGTTAACCGTAAGTGTCACTGATTCCACCGCAACTGTATACTCGAATGTATCCTTGGCATGGTAGTTAATCTTAGCTAATTTACCTGTGAATGCTCGGTTGGCAATGCCAGTACTACCCTTTCCACCATCAGTAACTACTTTTCTGGTATACATAGCCGACACCTTTGGGCTACCTGTTTGTAGCTCTTCCCAGTCGTCTATAGTCATATTAAGAGACCTAATCTTGATGATAGCGCCTCCATTTGGTGCCATTTCTAGCTTTAACCCCTCGTGACTTACCTCTACCCCATCAATACTAAGTGTGCTCTTTTCAGTAACAGTAACTCCCATTTTATTCTCCTCCTATTAAATGTAATATGAAATGAACGTGTTCCAATACCAGCATATCTTGTTCTACTCTTTTCTCCTCATAACTACTAATTCCTATGTGACCGTTGTATGCCATCCAGTTATACTCTTGACCTGCGAACCTCATGCCTAACCACATATTTAGTCGTGCTTCAGCCCATACGTGATTGGTTAGAACTCCCATAAGGTCTTTAGGTAGCATTATTCTATGCAGTTCAAAGTAGGCAGTTCTATTCCTTATCTGAAATCTCATGTTGCCAGGTATAATTATAGGAATATTCATACCATGGATGTTAAGAGTAGGCGGTTCTGACTTTATATGCGTCATTGTTGGTCACCCCAGTATTCTTTTTCGGCTTCTTGTCTAGCATGGATAGCATCAGCCTTTTCCTTAAACCTACCAATGTCTATACGCTTGCCATCAACCTTGATACGTGCTATCCATCGCTTATCCCTTTTGTGCCAGACAACCCCTACAGGGTTATCCTCCGTACACGCAGTCCTTTTAGAGCCTTTACTCAGGTTATCCTTCCAGCAGTGCTCTATGTTCTCCCTTTGAGTTACCACTCTTAGGTTTTCCTTCTTGTTGTTGAAGGTGTTACCGTCCCTATGGTCAACTACCATGCCCTCAGGGAATCCCATTAACATCCTATGCAATGTTGCTCTTTTTGTACTCCCCTTTACCCCAGCGATAACGTAGGGCTTAACTTGCTTGCCGTAAGGTAGATTGATGCACCAAGTCCTATACTCTTGTAACCTCGGTAAATCCTCGGTATCAATGAGCACCTCGATTATATCTCCCTTACTCTTGCAGTATATCGTTGTAGTGTCTCCATCAATGGTGTAGTGGTTCTTCACTTCAGAATCCCTCCCTTCTACCTTTGAAAAAACGGTCATAAGGGAAGTTTTCTCTATAAATATCGAAAATAAGGTTTCCTTTAGAGAAAAAGGAGGTGGGGTACTTTTTTGTAGGGTAGAAATAAGGGTGGGGGTGGTTTGAAAAAGTAGGGGGTAGTGTGTAAAGGCATCGGGTTGGAGGGCATCTAGGGACTCCAAAGGAAACAGGATTCCTTATACTCCCGAAAAAGAAAACTTTACCACCCCCCATGTTTCTAGGAAGGGGGGTGGTGCCTACCCACCCCGTACCTCTGGGTTCTTCCTAGCCACTCCAGCACTAGGGTGGAGCCAGCTGTCATCTCTTATTGTCTTGCCATCTTTAGACTTGAGTAATCCCTCTGTGCCCTCACGCTTATGCTTAGGCTTAACACTTGTGAATTGTCTCAGCTTATCACCCATTATACTTCCTCCTAAACGCTTCTAGTTCCTCATCACTAACGTCATCCAAGTCCTCTAGGTCTTCATAGTCCAAGTCCTCTTGCCCTGTGTCAGCTAGGTAGTCATCAACACTATTATCACGTAGTTGCTCTTGGTATGCCTTGCCATCAGTATTGATATGCTTCTCAGCTTCCCATGAGGACTTACTAGTGAGCATGAATGCCTTGCCCAAGTGGGCATCACCCTTGATATCCTCAAAGGCATGTGGTGTTAGGTCATACCTGTATCCATCATCCAGTTCAGCGAACTCCCAAGCATGCTCTAGCTCATCCACATTCTCATATCCGCAGGCTTGCATGACTTCCTCTTCATCCCAGTTGTTGTTACTTATGAAGTCCTTAAGCTCAGACCTAGCAGCCTTTAGCTCATAGCTATCAGCAAAGTCAAAGCCCTTGCTCTTGTCAGCCCATGCATAAGCACCTACTGTGATGTTAGCACATATGCTTATCTTAACCTTGTTGCCCTTGCTCATATGCTTCCACATCTGTTCACTTCTGTTATATACGTTGCTTGCTATGCCTATGTTCTGATAGTCCTCATCCACTTCTAGCAAGTCATTATGCACAACTAGTGTGCCATCATGGTCACGTCCAACTGTACGGTTGATGTTACCAGCATGGTATCCATCCTTTGATTTAAGCTTGATACTCATAGACCAGTTGACATCATACTTGCCCATACCCAAGTTCATTATGTCAGGCTTAATGGATGATATGTGAGCAGTATACTTACCTTCAGGTGAGCTGAACACATGCTCAATGGCTGTAGGTGATAGCTCACCAAAGACATCCTTAGCTGACTCCTTAGCAGCCTCTAGCTGACTGTTAAGCATATGCTTCATTGCTGTCTCATGTTGCTCATGCAAGTCACCATACTTGTCTTGGTCTTCTAGCATGCCAGTTACTGTATCCTCATCCATACTCTCCAACTCATCAAAGTCTATACTCTGGGTGATTGCTTCCTTTTTGTTCTTCCCTTGCATCTCCTTCTCAGTGGCTTCCCTACGCCACTCAGTCATGTTGTTAATCTTCTCATCATGAGTATGGTAATGTGGGCGGTAGTCCTCTGGTGTGCCGTATGCAGGCTTCTCATCCTTAGGCTCTATTACATGCTCTACCTTCTGTTCCCCTTGCTCTTGCTTATCTGGGTCTGGCTCCATATCCTTAATGGCATTATACTGGATACTGTCCTCACCATAGGTCATCTTAGCTAACTCCTTGGCTCTGTCCATATCAGCACCATTCATCTTAGATACAGACCAGCCTATATCCACTGTTGAGCCTTCATCTAAGGTCTCAAGGAAAGAGCTAGGTAGCTTAGCCCCTAGTGAACTCATGCGTTCAGCCTCTTCCATACCTGTTATGTCATCTATCTTGCTCATCTCTCTGGAGTGTTGGTAGATGTCGTTATCAAACATACCAAGGTACTTCTGACTACCATGCTGTATATGGTTGGCTAAGAACATTGCCCCTTGTGATGATTCCTCTGTCTCAGGTAAGAACAGAGGATGGTCAAAGTGTAGTTTATCCTTTAAGTCTAGTGTTGAGTGTATACCCTGATGAGATAGGTGTTGCTGTAGGTTAGGCTGTCTGGTGATGCCATGTCGTATTGCCTCATCTAACTGTTTGCCATTGTGTATTGCCCTCACACCATGACCAGTACTAGCATCCCATGGATTCACCCATTGCATACGATAGAACGTTCTCCCATTCTTCCCCTTAACCATTACACGCTTACGTGTCAGCTTACCAGTGTTGAGTGTGTGCATCCCTTTGCTTATGTTTATATACAGTTCCATATCATCACATCCTATCGTATCCATGTGTTCCTTGTCCTGTTGGCATAAAGTCAAAGTCAAGGTTAGTGTTAGGCTCATGTAGAGCAAGTATTCTGTCAAGAGCTATATACGCATATGTTAATGAACAGGCTAAGTGGTCATCACCTACACGTGTTACCCTTTCATACACTTCTCCATCTTCCTCTTCCATGATAGTTCTCACGTTCTTTAAATGCTTGGTTAACATGTCCAGCTTCTCACACTGACCAAACATCCCTATTGCTCTTGCTTTCAGGTTGTATAGAGTACGCTTCATCTTAGTAGTTTTGTCAACCCTTACACGTCTACCTTTGTCATTCCATGCATCCACGAGAGGTATTGAGTTCCTTGGTGTATCCCAGTCACATGCATACACTCTACCTGGGAACTGTTGCATTAAGTAACTATTACGGTCAGCTCCAAAACCATTATCGGCAACAATAACGTCAGGGTCAAATGGCTTCAATAGGGCTGTGAAGATGTTAACGCTCTCTAGAGGTTTGTTAGGGTTATCAGCCACCCAATGCAGGTCTAATAGGTCTACACGGTTGTCATGAGTAAGACCCAACACTACCATCCAGTTGAAGTAACCCCAGTCTACTCCAGCTACAATCTTCTGATACTTTGAATAATCCCTGTAACCTATTGGCTCTTCATACTTCTTACACGCAAGTATGTCTTGGTCAGTGATAAGCAAGCCTTCAGACGCATAAGGTATACCAATAACGTAGTTATAGAACAATTGCTTAATCTTATACTGGAATTGGTTACGCATAATCTCATCAGCATTAATCCATACAGCATCTAACTGACTGATGTGGTAGCCACGTATCTCATGCACATCTGGGTGCTTTGCTACATACTCACCTTGATGCCAACGATTAAGAGGTTGCTTACAACCACTACAAATAAATATAAATGTTCCATCCTTTATCTGTTCCCTTACTATATCAACACCATCATCCTTAACTTGTAGGATGTTATCCTCAACTGTAAGGAATTGCCAATGTCCACACTTCTCACACTTGTGATGGTAGAAGCGTTGGTCACTCTTCTGGAATAGTAAATCCACACCACGACCAGGTATAGTAGGAGTACTCCAACGTCTCATTAGACCATACGCAGATGACTTCATAGACTCACGGAAGGCTAGCTCTACTCCGTCTTTCATACGGTCATACTCATCCAGTCCTAGCATATCAATATCAGTACCCTCACCCAGTGCACTACCCCACGCTGAACGTAGGAACAATACACTCTGGTTAGTAAGCTTTTTAAGACGAACGTTGTTCATCTTAGGGTCAAGACGACTGTTCAAGTAGTCTGACTCAGTGAAGATAGGAGTTATACGAGTGTTACTAAAATCCTCCATTTGCTCTTTACGTGGGAACGTGTACATAGCCTTAGTATTTGGATGAGTATCCAAGAACCATGTGAACTCTGTGATAGCCATCTCTGACAGACCTAACTGACGTGACTTACGTACTACCTTATCAGGGTGCTGGTCATTGAGGATGTCTATTTGCCAAGGTCTATGTTTGATTGCATTCTTCGTACTATGGAATGTAAGGGGGTTTCCCTTGATGAAACGATGTCGTAATGCATACAGAGATGGTGTCTTGTTTATTAGCATCTCTTGCAGTTGTGCTTTGGATATTTGCATCTTTCTCCCTCCTTAATAGATAAAGGGGGTCTACACCCCCTTCTTAGCTACTGACATATCAGCATCGTCATTAGCCTTGTTAAGCTCCTTCATCATATTAGCAAGTAAGTCACTAATATGAGGGTCATCCAAATCAATAAGCTCAGCCACCTTATTGATTTTCACTTCATCCAGTTCACTAAGCTGTTCAGTACGCTCAGTTACATCACCCATAAGAAGTAAGTCTAGCTTAATAATCTCAGCAAGCTCCTTAGCATTCCTAATGCCCTCTACCTTGTTTTGGGCTAAGTCTTCAAAATAGGTATCAATCAGGTTTCTGACCGTTGCCCTATGCTCTAACTTAGCTTCCTCCGCATTCTCAGGTAGGGTAGCTTTTCGGAATGACGCAGATAAGCTTGATACCAGTGTTGGACGTTTCATGGTATCCCTCCTTTCTTTGAAAAAATACAAAAAAGACGTGTATCAATGATACACGCCTGTTATGCCAACTATTCTATTAGAACTCTTCTTCCTCACCGTCTTCTTCAGTCTCTTCAGTATGACCTAGCCAGAACATACCTAGCTCCATGTCATCATCGTACTCCACATCAAGGTCACCAAAGCCTGGTACAGAGTATATACCTGATAGTTCAAGTCCCACCATCTCTAAGGTCTCTGGGTTGAACTTAATCATGTCAGGGTCTATCTTTTCCTGTACTTGATAGTCACGGATACCCTTCAAGATATACTCATTCATTTGTTGTATAGCCTCATCTGGGTCTTTCTTACCTACATGTCTACGAATCACCTTGTCGTTAGCTTCCTTAGTAAACTGATCCATAGACATGAACTGTACGTTAGGGCTAGTCTTGAGCATAGTCTTAATGAGTTCATCTACCCCAGCATCACCTACATCAGGTTCAAATGCAGTACACAAGCTTGGGTCTTCATAGTCTACTGGTACACCGTTGTCCTTCATGTTCTTGAATACATCAATGTACTTACAAACCTTCTCATGTCTACAATCCTTACAGTTCTCTAATGTATACATCCTATCTCCTCCTAGTTCGTTTTGGATTTACGGAATAGCTTATTACGTTCAGCTTCATATTCCTTCTTATGACTAGCAAGAGTCTTGTCTGATAGGTCAAGAGATGCAGTAATCTCTGTCTTATGTGCTCTAAGAGCTTCTAGCTTAGCTAGTAGCAACGCTTCCTCATCAGCTATCAAGTCTAGGGAGGATTTAGCATTCTCATGCTCATTAGCGTTCTCTACCTGAAGCTGACAGTAGTACTCATAGGCATTCTTCAACTCTTCTACCTGTTGCATTACAATGCTACGGTTGATATGCTTGGCAAAGCCAAAGTCCTCTTCATAGAAGGTAATGATTCTACCATCGCCTTTACCCCAAAGGTATACAAAGTTATCAGCATCAAAGTAGTACGCTATACCTTCTTCATCTTCAAACAATAACTCTGTAGTAGGAGCATGGAATGCTTCTAGAATCTTAGGCTTGATTTCTGTTACATTGTGTAGGAAATGCTTCTGAGCCTTATCTAAAGAGCTAACATGTAGCATCAACTTACGTTGAACAAACCTACCACCAGCATGAACTGTTACACTATTATCTGGCTTAGGCTCTACTACTATCTGGGATTCTCCATTGACCTCAGCTACTGTTATCTTAGGTAAAGGTTTAATTACCACTTGGTCAGCTACTTCAACCTTAGGCTTCTCTATAGCATAGATTGGATACAGTTTAGCAACCTCTAGCTTTACCTCATCTTGCCATAAATGCTTACTGAAGGTATTCTCCATTGCTGGAAGGAAGAAGTCTAAGTCAGCTCTACTTAACTCTCTATCATTCCTACCATCTCTACGAAGCTTTGGAGTTTCTCCAGGTATTAGACACTTTAGCTCTAAAGCAGTTTCACCACCTGGTCTAACATGACGTACTACATACCAGTCATCCCACAATCTCTCTACGTTACTGGCTAACTTCATAGTCTTAAGAGCTTTATCCATCAAGGTACCCATATCTTCCTTGGCTTTAGTTAGCTCCCATTTAATAGCTTGCTCTGACTCTTTGAATTCTGATACACCACTTATATCTTTCAACAACTCCTTATGGCTACAGATTTCTAAGTATTTGTTTCTCAATTTCTGTATTAATTCGTTACTGAACACTCCCATGCTCACAACCTCCCTTTGCACTAAAAGAAGGGAACAAGTCCCAAATCTTCTCCTTCCTACGAAACTGGTAGAGGATGACCCACCATCCTATAATCTACCTCTTGCAGGTGGGACGTTCCTATGGTCGCTATCGCTTTTTAGTTACGTACTTCGTACGTAATTTAAAGCTTTTAAGTATTTATTTTTTAATTTAAAAAAGAGTATATTAAAAGACTCTTTTAAGTATTTATATCTTTAAGCTTTAATAAAAAATTTAAATGCGGAGGCATATACCACGTACAGTCAGAACGAGACCATAGACGAAGAAGAGAGAAAACATACAGTAACAAAATGTGTACAGTTGATAGTTGTAGGAGTTGAAGGCACAAAAAGAAAAAGAGGAAGGAAGATGAACATAGCTAACAGATGAAAGTTATAAGAGAGTAGAGTTTATAATATCTATTTAGTACGAAAGGTTGGTGGTGGGGTAATTGGTGGTGAAGAGAGTAAGTGATAACGAACGTCGATTACTATCTAAGACTGCCCCAAGGATTCTGGGGACGCCTAGCGTCTTAGTGCTGCCCCACGGACTGCTGGAACGCTTAGGCACTATAGCGCTGCCTCTGCTGTATCAGGTACGCCCTAAGCCCTGTCCTGCGCCACGCAAATGCTCGATGTCTACAGTCCGTGTATATCGTATTATTCGTATATTGCAAGTAATGTCCTGCCCCAAGGATATCGTGATATCGTGATATCGTGTTATTGTGATTTAGTGTTATAGCCCGTATATATCGTATTATTCGCTTATTAAGAGTATGTGTTTTAGTATATTGTGCTTTGTGTATATATTAAGTGTGTAATATGCGTATATCGTATTATTAGTATACTAAAAGGAAATTATATAGGAGAAAGAGAATATTAGAACATTATATTATATTTATATTAAAGATAAGGGTTGTGGTGGGGGAACTGGTGGTGAAGCGATACCTCGCTCTTCTTTATATGAAGCAAGTTTCTACCTAGACCCCATAGAAACGCCTAGGGCTAGGGATATACCCCCACTCTAGATAGGGAAACGTCCTTGACTTTCACCCCCACCCGTGATAAAATAAGTTCAAGAGGAAGAGGGCACCACACCAGAGCAACACACGGACGGTACCCACGACCTACACAAAAAACTCAAGAGCGAAAAGGAGATTGATTGATTATGGCTAAAGCGAAAAAGGTAGACGCAGTGAAACACGTAGAGGAAAACGGATTCCCAGAGGTAGGGCACTTCACAGAGAAAAAAGACCTACAAAAGTTCTACAAACAACTTGATGATGTTGTCCTAGGGGAGTGGATTGCCCTAGAAGGTCTAGAGTTCAAACCTTGTGAGGATTCTGAGGCTATCAACCGTATGAGAATGTGTATGGCTATCCTGTACGCACACTTCCCAAAAGAGCCTTCTGCTAAGAAAAAAGCTAAGTACGCAGACTACAGTATGGAACAGCTTATGAAGATGTGCCTAGACAACGACGTGGCGGTGGAGTACACAGAGTCTGAACAGATTATGCGTATGAGAACTATCATGGCGCTACGTGCAGCAGGTCACATCGAGAAAGCTTAGGGTTGCTAGGCTACCCCCTACGGGGGGTATCCCATGGAGCTTGTGTAAGCTACCTAGACAAAAGGAGTGGTTAGTATGGGTAAAACTAAAACGTACGTCCCTGAGTGGGTTATTCTGGAGGAGAACTCACCTAGTGAGATGCACTACTTCCGTATGGTGGGCAGTGATGCTCGTGAGTATGAAGGTACGGAAAGTATCTGGGTGGTTATCCTAGACCAAGTGCAGGAGGATGAGTTCTGTGCCTCTATCGTAGCAGTGAACGACTCGTTAGTGGGCAGTGTAGTACCGTTGATGAGTACTGGAGTAGTGAGTGAGCAGAGTGCTAGGAACAACCTAGCGTACCTCATCAGGTACGCTCGTAAGGGTATCGTGAGTATCGGAGGTGGAAGCCTGTGAGAACGATTAAACGAGTGCTAGTGGTAACAGGAGCGTGTACTCTCCTTTACCTAGCTTGTAACTTTGTGTATACAGCAGTGACGTGGACACACCCTGGAGTAGAGAAGCAGTTAGAAGCGTATCAAGACACCTACAGTAAGTAGGTGTCTATTTTTGTGCGTTTGTGGGTGTAGGGCATCTTTTAGCCCGTTTTCGCATCTTTGTGAGTGGAAGGGCAAAAGGGTTCAAACCTGCTTCAACAAGAAATTTGAGTACAAAAGTTGTAGCTCAAAAATCCTGTTTGGTGTGTTGTTCGGGTGTGAATTTCGTTTCAAAATCAATCAGAACCATTTGTATATGAAAGAGAGAGAAGAGAGAAATTCACATACAAAAGATATATGAGCGAAGGGTTGTTGTTGGGTATATTGGTGGGGAGAAAGTAATTGATAAGCGAACTCCGATTGCTTTATTTGAAAGGAGTTTGTAGGTAACCCTCCTAGAAAGCCCAACAGGGCTAGGTGTATGCCCCATCCTATATGAGTAAACGTCCTTGAGTTATCGACACACCCGTGATATAATTTATTCAAGGGGAGCGGGTCACACCGACTCCTACAAGACCAGCCCACAGAGGCATAGGAGGAATATGATATGAGTAAAAAAGAGAATATCATCAACGGTAAGGTAGACGCTATGGAATGGATTACTAGTAATAATGGGTATCCAGAGGTAGGTATCTTCGAGGATAAGAAATGGCTACAAAAATTCTATAAGCAACTGGATGTGTCTATCCTAGAGGATTGGTGTCAAGTAGAAGGATTAGTATTCACACCTAATGATAACGAACAAATTCATAGAATGAGAGTATGTATGGCTATCCTATACTTCCACTATCCTAAGGAGCCATCTACTAAGAAGAAAGCTAAATACTCGGACTATACTATGGAGGCTCTTATGACACTCTGCTTAGATAACGATATAGCAGTAGAGTTTACAGATAGCGAGCAGATTATGAGAATGCGTACTATTATGGCACTACGTGCGGCTGGTAAGATTCAGTAAGTTGCTAGTACTCCCTCTACGGAGGGGGTATCATGGAACCTATTGGTTACCTAGATAAGAGGAGTGGTAAGTATGAGTAAGTTAGTAGTAGCAGTTGAGCCATTTGGATATTATGATTTAGATGCAGGTGACTTCATACGTGAGAGTGAGTATGTATCCTTACTGCTAGTGAGTGGTGAGGGTGAGATACCTGAGGTTGACTACCCAGATGTTAAGGCTATCGTGTATCGAGTGCGTGGGTTAGACCCTCTAGATGAAGAGATAGATGACGTAGAGACAAGTATGAGTGAGTGGATAAGTGCCACTACTGAGTGGTATACGGAGCGTGGATTTGAAGTAGAGACACTGCCTCCTATAGCTATAGTATCACCTATGTAAGTGAGTGTAAGGGAGTACCAATTGGTACTCCCTTTTTCTATGCCTTCTTCTGCTCCTATGTGAGTGTTATAGCGAGTGTGTAGGTTGATTTCTCTCAAAGGTGAAAGGGTTCAAAGATTGAAGCAGGAGAAATTCGAGTAAGTGAGTGGTAGAACTTTTTGTAGAGCGAAAGGTTGGTGGAGGGGATGAATTGGTGGGAGGAGATTCTGATGAGCGAACCGAGTTGCTTTAATAGGAAGTGAGTTTGTAGGTACCCCTCATAGAAACGAGCATAAGAAAACCCTATATACGTTTGTGTATATAGGGTGTATATTACCTAGTAGTCTGGGTTATTCATGTCTATACCTAGTGCGTCCTCTATAGCCTTAGCTACTAGGTGTTGGTCTATATCCTCTAGTAAGTTACTAGCAGCCCTATCCACATCATACTGTGTCATACTAGGTACATGGAAGCCCTGCTCCCTACAGTTCTTAGCCTCTGCTACTACCTTTTCCTTTAGCCATTCTAATACCTGCTCGTCTGTAATAGTATCCATTATAGTAAGTCCTCCTCTATTTCGAATCTACTAGCCATATCAATAGTAACCTGTTCATGTACGCCATTTAGGAAGTCTATTACTAGGCATTCAATATCCTCTTCTGTATACTTGATAGGGTCTTTACCCTTACCTACTAGCCAGGCACTAGTACCCTCTATATTACCACGTATCTCCTTTGCTATCCATTCCTTTACCTCTGGTGTTACTGTTCCATATAGGTTTATCATAGCCAACTCTCTCCTTTTATCTGTGAGTATAGGTATTCCAGGAGTAGCCCTGCGTACAAGGCTACCTAGCAATCTCTATACGTGAGTAGTACATCCTAGGAACACTTTAGTTGGTAAGTATAGTATACTATTAGGGTCATCTACATATACGAAGCGTATCCAGACACTATCCTTAGGGTGAGTGTATTCAGCTTGGCTAAATAGACCCTGATAGTCCTCTGGTACCTCTCTGTATCTAGAGATGCCTAGTACCTTGACTGCGCCCTGCTCCATATCCTGTAGCCCATTAGCGAATGTAGGATATATATTCCACCAGCTATCTGGTTTTACCTCTAGGGTAATGTGTGCCTCTGCGCCACCTAGTTCGTTCATATTAACCTCTCCCTTATGTATATAATACTAGGGGCTATGCCCCTAGCTCTATTTAATAATAGTATCCGCTTTACAACTTGGACATATGTGGATAGTATCTACTTCCTGCTTACTGATGCTACCTATCATATCCATGCTGTATCCCTCACCTAGGAACTCATCCGCAGTAGCTCTATCCCATGATAGGGAGGGGCTAGAAGCCCCACAGTAGGTACACTTATGCATACTACTCTGCCTCCTCTGCTAGCTCTAGCTTTAGGATAGGTACGCCTTCGATACCCTCTATGTTTAGCCCTAGTGTCTCCTTATATGGAACGTCTAGGCTATTCATGAGTAGGTGGTACACAGTACCCCAACTAGTATAGTCCCTACCATCGGCTATAACACCGAATGTACAGATCATATCTTCCGATACATCTACTAGCTTAGTACCGTCGTTAGAGGTATCCTTTACTACCTGCTCCTTATCTACATCTATGATAGCCACCTTAGTACTACAGTCTACATTCGATTTATATGTTACCTTTATCATTACTATCTCCTCCTAGCCTCTAGTAGGAGCACCCCTGCTCCTCTTGAAAAAATTATACCACGGAGCAGGGGAAACATCAAGGACGTTCCCCTACCCTAGGCTATCTAGGGTTTCTCACATAAGGGTTGTCTATGAACAATAGGTAGATGTCCTTATCGTTCTGCTTACGTATAATAGCTCTATTATCATCGCCCTTACGTTCTACCTTATTAACCTCCCACACACTATAGTGCTCATATAGAGTCTTACCAGGGATATCCTTACTCTGCCATACATCCTCTTGTAGCATAGCTCCTGTAGGTATTACTACATTTACAAGGTCTTCTACCCAGTCATCTGGATACTCCTCAGGTAGCGCTAGTAGGTTAAACTGCTCCCCATCCTCTACAAACTTAGTTAGACCTGTAGCCATAGCACGCTTTACAAACTCTGCTACCTCTGTAGCTGTAGCACGCTCACTATATAGGTATGCTACTGGTATCATTTTCTTACTCAACATATATACCACTCCTTTTATCTAGGTAGCTATTAGCTCCATAAGGAAGGCGATACTATCGCCTGCCCTAGCAACCTATAGCTGACTCATATGGTCTGCAAACTCCTCTACAGGGAAGTACTCATAGTGGTCATCGTCCTCACGTTGCTTAGGGTCTGTATACTGGAACCCTACCCACTGCCAGTTCTGTATATCGCTAGGGTCGTCTTGGAACTGCTCCCATGCATACAGGTCGATATACTTAGGTAGCTCAGATGTAGGTACAATCTTCTTAACCTCTACCTCACCACTATCCAGTCCTAGGTATCCATAGCTAGTATTGACACGACATATTGTACCTACCTTAATAGTTCTTTCTACACACACCGTTACTGAAGTTAATTTAGCTGTACTCATTATATACCACTCCTTTTATCTAGGTAGCTCTTATGTAAGCTCCAGGATACCTACCCCTGAGGGTAAGTACTAGCAGACTACATATCTTCTTCTAGGCACACTGTATATACTGATACCTTAGTGTCGTTCTCTAGGGTAACGTATGTACCTGGAGATACAGCTCTCTTAATATCTGCTATATCCCTAGCAGTAAACTGTAAAGGTTCTGTAGCTACCCACGTGTCTAGGTAGTTATCTCTTACTACGTGGCTGTAGCCAGCCTGGATATACGGTATAACCTGTTGTAGGGTACCACCAAACGTTTCGGTAGCCTCCCCTAGTATAAGAACGTTTACCACTCCTACCTCTACAGGGTAAGCTTCCTGTACTGCCTCTCTAGATACTGTCATATTATCTTCCTCCTAGTGTTGTAGTCTGGTTGACGTTGTTCCCGTCCCCCGTAACAAAATTATCGCACGGAGGGGAGAAAATCTCAAGGACGTTGGCTACTGGTATCCTAGTTACGGGCTGACCCTATAGCGTGGGAGTGTTTTATTTGAAGCGATTTTCTACCTACCCTCCATAGAGACGTCTAGGCATAAAAATAGCCCCATGTAGGGGCGGTATCAGTCTAGATTATATGTACCTGGTCTACAGAAGTAGTACCATGCTTCATAGTAGTAGGATAGGCTATCATGGGTGCGATTCATTAGGGCTAGACCTTCATAGTGAGACATATAGAACTCTGTCCACTTAGTATGATAGTGCTCTAGGCACTGTTGTAGGAGTTTAGCACTATCTTTAGTTAGCATGTCTTGTACATTAAGCTCATCTAGGATAGTGTTACACTCCTCTAGGTAGATAGGACAGCTATCCTCCCCACGTCTAATCTCTTGTATACGCTCCTGTACAAAGCCTACTACCCATGTCATTACTTCTTCTCTAGTATACATCTCTTTCTTAGCCATTTATATCCGCTCCCTTAGTATTAGTATTCACTACTATGCTTATAACCATTACCACGCCGTATGACATTATATGCACTCTTATCTTGGGTATTATTACCCTCGAAGGTAGCTAATGCGTAATCTGTGAGTTCCTTATCCTTTATAAACTCCCTCATACGACCCATAGACTTGTATGTCTTATGCCCCTTTAACCCATTCTGTGAGTACTCTACATTTAATAACATTAGATATTCACCACCAGTACGTGTAGGAAGGTAACGTCAATGTAGAATTCCTCATACACTGATACTGTGACGCCATGAGTACTTATATCCTCCGTATGAGTGAGTGGTAGGTCATCTAGGGCGGGTATCTCGTTCATATGGTCTGCGTGTGCCCATACAGTCATCATATTATTCTCGTGCATATTAGGAGGCACTAGGTACATATCCCCTTCTATGTTCTCCCACTCTACACACTGCATAGTTAACTTTAAGGCTATCTCCTCCATTACTTCAGTAGGTAGCAATTTGTTATTTACCAGTACACTAGTCATTATAGAGTCCCCCTTACTATGCGCTCGATAGTACCACTGATTTGGTTATCTACCTCTGCTCTATACTGTCCTGGATTAGTGGATATACCTGCATCTACTTGCTCCTTGACACTATCCCAGCTTATACTCATATCACTAACCTTACCCCATATACCATTTACCCTATTAGGGCAGTCAGGGTCACTACCTACTATTATACCCTCGCTATCTATAACAAGGTTATCACCCTCAGTGAACACAATACAGTACTGACCTAACTCTAGGTCGGGTATCTCTACCTTAGGTAGTTGTTCCTCTAGGAGGGCTACCATCTCTTCTACCTTGTAGATATCACTATCAGTGGCTACCCCATGATACTTAACTCCTTCTAGTACGCTCTTAAGAGCGTCTAGGTTTGATACTAGTCTATTAATATGGTAATCGTTCATATATACCACTCCTTTTATCTAGGTAACATATAATGTTCCAGTGCTACAGCCCCCGTAGGGGCTATGCTAGCAACACCTATGCTAATAGTCCAGCTTCACGTAAAGCCATGATAGTGTACATGCGTAGGATATTTTCGTTATCACCTTTAGGCTCTCTTACCTCTACATCGTTCTCAATAGCCATTGCTAGTAAGTCCTCTGTAGATAGGTGACCATACTTAGCTTTCTTCTTACCACTAGTCTTCTTAGGGAAGTGGTGGTTACTGATAGCCATGCACACTCTCATACGATTGATACCAGGGTTATCGTTAGCCTTCCACTCTAAGCCTTCAATATCAGCCCACTCCATAACCTGCTCCATAGATAGGCGCTTGTAGAACTTCTTGATATCGTCGATAGAGTCAAAGTGTCCTACTTCAGGATACTCTACTTCCTGACCTGCTAGGTCTTCCTTAACCTTAGGAGCCTTAGCCTTAGCTTCTGGCTGTTTAAGTTTCTTAGCCATAGCTCTCCAGTCTGCTACAGGCTCTTCAGTAGTTAGAGCTTCCTTAACCTCTTCTACAGGAGCAGGTACTTCCTCTTCAGTATGTACCTCTTCCTCAATAGGCTCCTCTTCTAGAGCTAGTTCCTCCTGCTCTTCCTCTACTGGAGTAACTACTTCCTCTTCTACCACTGTTTCCTCTACTACCTGCTCCTCTACTAAAGTAGTCTCTTCCATATTAACATCCTCCTTAGTATCTTCTGCTTCTACAACCTCTACCTCTGGATACTCGCCAGCTAGGATACCCTTCTTAGTTACCTTCATACCAAGGATAGCTCCTACCTCTTTAACTGTTACCACTGTTTCCTCACCGTTTACTAGATATGCCATAATTATCGTCTCCTTTATTCTCGAATATTTGTTGAGTGGGATTCCCTTGTGGGGTGTGCCCCTCTCGCTTGAAGCAATTATGTCATGGTGAGGTGAGGAAGTCAAGGACGTTTTGTTACTCTAGCCTACTCTACTGGCTGACCCTATACGGTTTTGATGTGCTACTGATGTAACCTACGTAGGACGCAAAGAAAAAATAAAAAAGGAAGAGATGCGGTTTCGCTATCTCTTCCCTAGTTCTTTTCCTTTATTGGAACTGATTTTCTAGCTAACCCTCATAGAAACCCTACTCGTGGGGGTTATGAGGTGGGGCTACCATATCTCTAATGTTGATATAATGCTCTACATCAGTAGCAGTAGTGCCTTCCCCTGTACCAGTCTGTACACACAGAGGACATACAGGGTTCTCTGCCTTATAATGAGATAGGAACATCCCATGTAGGTCACATGGATGTAGCTTCATACCCTTTGGTAGATACCTTACTACACCTTCCATACCAATCTGGTTGATAGACTTTTGTATATCATTAACGCTATTCATTGTTATCCCTCCTTAATATACTAACAGAAATAAAAATAGAGTATGGCTTGTCATTCTTGTACCATACTCTAGTCATACTACTTATATAGATCCATATCCATCTTCTTACCTAGTGGTTCTGGTCTGTCTAGCTTCTGTATACTATCAGCATCTAGCTTAGCTAAAGCCTTACGCATCTCTTCCTTAGCTTTATCAGACTCTACTCGTTTATTCATCTCTGCTATCTGTTCATCAGTCATTCTATGCATGTGTAAGTGCCTCCTTAGAATTGGCTATCTGATACTACTATTGTATCCTTATCATCACCGTACTGCTCATCTACAGTCTTCTCATACTCTTCTAATAGCTCTGGTGCATAGTTCTCATAGTAACTACGTTCTGCATCTAGTATTGCCTGCTCTAGCTCTAGATGTTTATCCTCTGGTAAGTACTTCATAACCACTTCTATAATAGCTTGGAACTTAGCCTGCTCTACTGCTCTCAGCTGGTCTAGACCGTAGCTAGTGAGTCCACCATGATTACCTCCAGTTAATTTATGCTTTAGCTCTATAGCCTTCATAGCATCTTGGAATTTAACTGTAGGTGAAGTATATAGAGCATTCATACCAATCTGTACTAGTCCATCTAAGAACTCTAACTCGTTCTTTACCATATGCTTAGTGTTTTGCAGTGCTATGGTATTAAGTACTATAGGTTTACGTTTTGGCATCCCTATACCTAACATACGTTCTACTGTTATCTGCTTTGTTATAGCTTCCTGCAACATGTCTTTGTATTCATATAGCTTAGGGTGTGATATGTTGAAGCCACGCTCCTTACACCAGTCGGATACCTTATGGGGAGATACCCCTGTAAGCAGCATCTCATTAACCTCTTCCCCATGTTCCCACTTTACTAGGCGTTCTAGCTTATGGTGTCTTGTTTCTAGCATTTCTGTGGATAACTCCTCAATACTTAGCTTCTTTCTGTGAGTCATAGTAGGCTACCTCCAGTGTTGTTAGTAGTAGGTATTGCTCTAATACCATACTCTTCTGGTTTAAAATACTGTTGCTTAAGACAGTGTTCACACACATATCCTCTATCCTGTATCTCCGCTGTATTGTTGTGTGAGTGTTTGGGTATTAGTTTGTAGCTTGCCGTATTCGTGCATACAATGCACGTAGGGGCAGTGCCCTGTTGTATACTGTTGAATTGTTTATCTATATGGTCTCTGTCTGCTCCGTATGAGGAGTCAGTACCTAGATGAGGCTTACTAGTAATGAAGTTATTCTCTGACATAATAGTGTGGCACTCTCCTTTAGTAGTTTTATGAGTGAGTGATGCCATATCTTGGCTGTGTGTAGGTAGCAATTTGTAAGATAAGAGAAGTGAGTTGGAGTAGAAAAATTAGCTATGGTGTGCCTATAGGGGGCGGTACGGGCACCCCAAACGGGTGTTCTCCGCCAATACCTACTCTGTTTCCTACTGTACATCCGCATCTACATTAATAGAACTGGGATTCTATATCTATTCTCCACACAGTACAACTTCATGTCTGTGTGTGAGTACATCCATATACTCAGTAACTATTCCTATACTTTTAGGCATAGTTTCCCACCCACACTATCCTGTCCCAAGTGTCAACTAGGGTACGCTACAGGTAATCCGCTGGATACCTCCATACTCCGCTATGCATCCGTATGGCTCCGCTGACACCTCCGCTATGCTCCGTGTACATGCTCGGTAGCCCCTGTTGCCAGTTGTGTCGAGGTAGCAAGTACCTCAGCACCCCTTTGGGGCACATGCCCTAAATATCGTTGTTACTCAAATGATTCTCATAAATCCTATAGGATTCATCTCCTTAGTTTATTGATTTAGAAATAGGAGATTGAGAATGTGTAGAGTTGTAACGATATAAAGGCATACAAAAAAGAGAGTCCTTATATAAAGGAACTCTCTTCATTGTCTAACAACTATAAAGGAGATGTACGCTTGATAGCAAGCTCTCCATGTAAGAAAACACTAGTTAAACGTATGTTTTCTAGCTCCGTTCTGGATGCTTGCTATCACAGTAAAGTGTGTGTCAGTAAGTACTGAACTAAACTTTACTTTTAATAACTGCTTCCTAACTGACGGTTACAGTTATAAACTATAGGCATTTCGATACATTATTCAAATGGTTGAAAGTCATACTAAATAAAACGATTCTGGACACCTGAACTTTTACATCGAATTACATTTTCGTATGTCTATGATTTCTATACATAAAGAAAAGGCAGGAACACTCTAGAAAGAGTAGCCCTGCCCTTAGGATTCGTAAGGTGTCCAGTTGCCTGCCATATCTTGTCCATAGATATTTATCTTGTTGAGACCTTCTAATAGCTGGTCAGAATAGTATAGGTCAGTGGTAATGAGTGTGTTAGCAGTCTTACTTGTACCTGCACCCAATAGTACACCAAGTCCTTGCCCCATACCACCAGCTCTAAACTCATACTTCTGTACATCCTTATCGAACTTGAATGTAACAGTAGCTTTGTCTACCCCTAGCTTCTTACTAACAGTAGTCCTTGTTATGTTAGTGATAGTCACTAATGGTGCAGGATTGGTGAGTCCTATATCAGAGGAACTGTTATAGTTCTCTAATATTTGTGCAGGAGTCAGTGCCTTGTTGTACATCCTAGCTACATGTAGCTTACCATCGAACTGTTGTCCGGCGGTACCACTAAGGAATGATGCACCTATATACAGATTATAGTTGTTCTTAGTGTAGTTACCTAGACCAGGCATGCTACCAATCTTAACACCGTTCATATAGACGTCACCAACACCACCAGTGTTAACTACTGCTAACTGAGTCTTACCATCCATCACTACATCTGTATTAAACTGAACAGGTCTAGTGATAGCACCTAGTGCATTTAATTGAGTACCTGTCTTAGCTAAGGCTAACATCTCAAACCCTACACCGAACATAATCATTGTCATCTTAGTAGCATCCTCTGGTCTCCTAAGAGAAAATACTACCTCCATAGTAGACTGACCTGTGGACAGGTTAATACCTGGTACTGTTAAATATCTTGGTGCTATGTTAACCACGCCATCCCCCTCGATGACTAGGTTACCTCCTTGTGGAATCGCATCTAGTGTTCCTACAGTAGCAGGAGCAATATTCTTCCACAAAGTAGGTGTACAATCCTTCTGTGCATTCCAGTATCCAATTAATCCATCTGTTATTATGCCCATATACTCACCAACGTCCTAGGAACTTAGTGTCGAACTGCTTACGCTTTAAGTTTGGATACCCTCCTGTTTCGCTATACCATTCGTATGTGATTACTTGAGCTTTCTCTGGCAATATGAAGTCGTAATAGTATGCACCTTCTATTCTCTGTGTCTTAGGTACATCGAACTCTTCTATTGGCTTCTCTGTCTTTGTATCCATGATACGGAACTTAACCATGTCTGGCTCTATAATCTTGTTATTGTGGTCTCTAAACATACACCAGAAACGTTGAGTATTACCTGTCTGGTATACTATAGCTCCTTGGTTCTTCTGTAACATACTACCACTCTCCTTCCTCTATGATGACTCTAGGCATCACACCTACTTCCATGTCTACAATTGGTGTCTCCCATACTTCCATGGTTATCAGTGAGTAGTTGCCTAACTCTAAGTCTTGTTTATTAGCTAGTGCTGACGTTCTTAGGTTGATTACTGATACATATTCCTCTGACATATTGTCCACAACATCCTTTACCGTACAATAGATTCTGCAAGTACCCAGAGCTATACCGATGAAGTTAGTCTTGTAAGTAATAGTGTCATAGTCTAACGTACCTATAAGAGAATGACGAGTACCAAGACTGTCAACAATGTACAGACCCTGGTACTCTGCCAATTCTTCGTTAGCTTTCACTATAATCTCTGTATTAGCCCCATAGATAGGTTGTCTAGGATGTGTAATCTCAATAGTTGGAGGTGTAGTATCTACGGTTATAGTGAAAAAGTTACCCATAATTATGCACTCCAGTTCCCTGCGGCATCCTTAACAAATACTTTGATACCTTTCTGTCCATCACCAGAGCTAGCTACTAGTAAGTCATTCGTCTTAATAGTAACATTGATAGGAACAGTAGAAGTATCGTAGTTACCTGCTGTACCAGCTGTGTTAATAGAACCATTAGTAGTTGGGATAGTAGTACCTGTGTTCTGTGCTGATGATGCATTAGCTACTACCTTAACTGCGTACTCCACAAATGGCTTATCAGCAGAGAATGTGAATGTGTATCCATCTTTAGTAGCCTTCTTAGACACACGTACATCAGAAGCAACTGAAGTAACGTTTGGTAACGTTGCACTAAGCTTGATACCATCGGTAGCTACTGCTGATTCATTCAATACATCATCTCTAATCTTGATACTAATGTTCTTATCTGCGTCACCTGCTGTTAGCTTAATCTGTTTCGTAGTTGTGTAAGAAATCCAGTTAGACGATGCCTCTATATCCTGAATATCAGAATCATAAGCCTTGTCTACATCTCCCCAAATCTTCATCTGGTATCCAACCGTACTAGCATCTGTTGTTCCTATAGCGATGTTTACAAGTTGTTTAGTAGTGTATTGTGCTCCACTCTCTATGCTAGCTGTAGGGTTAGCTGGACCAACAGTATCAACAGTAATATAGAAAAAGTTAGCCATTCTATTCTACCTCCTTGATATTATCAGATACTACTCTGCTACCATCCTCAAGCTGTATTACATACTTGCCATTCTCACTGGCAACTAGGACTCCTGTGATCCGTACTCCGTCTACTATAGCTTCTACTATTTTCTTTAGTCCTTCCATCATGCACCTCCTAATGTTACCAACTACAAAGAAATATATGCGGAAATGGGTACTGATTCAAACAGGAGAAACCCTTATCAAGTCTGGTAGGGAAGTTTTCTGAAAGGCAAACGGATTCGGGGGAAGTTTCAAATAGGAGGATGATTGGAAACTTCATTAGAAAGTTCTGTAGAGGGGAGGAAACCAACGGAGGGCAAAAAGAAAAGGACTCCCGTAGGAGTCCTATCATGATAGTATATTGCTCTTAAATCCACGTTCATCGTCAGGGGTTCTAGTAAAGTAGAAGGTGTGGTTAGAGTTATAGAACCTCTCCTTAGGGTTTCTTACTAGTTCATTATACCATTCCTCTATCATTCCTTCACGGAAACCAAAGTTTTTCATATGGTCTTCTAGTTCCTCTGCAAAAAAGGCTGCTACTCTAATTTCTCTACCATTGCCACCTATTTTGTATACAGAATACTCTGGCTTCATTACCATAGGCTGACCGAATGGTGTGAAGCGTATAACGAATGCTTTACCAAACCGTTCCATGCATAGCTCCCTTACCTCACCGTTAACTATACGAATGAACCGAACCTCACAATTATTGTTAAGCATGTCCTGTATAGCTTTATCATTATTGGTTGACAACATTGTTATCAGCTCTCCCCATAATGGATTCTATGTGACCGCACTCATCACATTTATAGTTAGCCTGCATAAATACTAGAGTAGTAGCGCTATCCACCTTAGTCCACTCAGAAACACGAGTCATACGTTCATGTTCACACTCCATATATAACTCCTTCTCTAGTGTTGTTAACTCTGCACTCATCTCTGATAGGTTCTTATTAGTCTCTTCAATAGTGTGTCGTAGTGTTAATACCCTCTTTAATTTAGCATCTTTAATATTGCCCATAGTGCTTGTCCCCCTTTTATTTTTTCTCTAGTAAATCTACAACCATACGAGCAGATTCTACATCAATACTGGTATCTATAATATCTCTATCTTTACTAGCTATTTGGTAATTGGAAGTAAAGGTAAGTCTAACTGCATCACCATTGTCCCCTTGGAACTCCAGTACTATGCTCTCATAGTCTCCACTAGCGTCATCATGTTTAACAACAGATGCATCCTTTAATCTATGACCTTGAGCAAGTTTTAGGAGAGACAGAAATTGAGTAGTATTTGCTACCATTAGTTAATCACCTCTTCCACGTCTACTACTTGTACACCTTGTGCGAAGTCGCTATTGGCTTGTACCACCATATAAACCTTGGCTTTCATTACAGACTCTAGATTCATGATAGCTAGTACCAAGTCTCTAGAGAAGACCTCAGCATGCACTATGATAACGTCAGGGGTAGCACCGAATACAGGAATCATACCTTTTATTACTGCAAAGTCTGGGTTATCCGATGAGTGGGGCTTGATAGAAGTCACCATAAAGTTACCCTTATGCTCATCTCCTAGTTCCCGCTTAGCTGCTCCAAAGCGCTCACCTAGTTCCTCTCCTAGGCTTGTTACAATTAATGTCTCTTCCCCATTAGAAGCATGCTCTTTAGCTATATCAATAACCTTCTGGCTCTTACCTGACGCTACCTTACCAATAATTAGTTTCATATTATTTCTCTCCCTCTTGTAGTTTTTTCATGTATAATTTGTAAATCTTAGATACCTTAGAGATACTAGACCCACTAGAGAATCCTACGATTCTTACTGCTGGATTATGTGCGTGTTCTAATTCATCGTTGTATGTATTACGGAGAAAGTTAAGTCTTGCAGTAAAGTTCTCCTTAGGGTCAATAATAAGTTGTGGTGCTGGGTGTTCTGGCATTACTACTAATAGAGCCATCCATTCTGCTCCTTCTATCATTGCTGAACGGATACATACAATTAAGTCTTCCTTACTATTTTCTAGTTTCATCTAATCCTCTCCCCCTTTAATACTTAGAGCCTTAGACCCTCTATAATACTCACCCCCTAAGGGGTAAGCATGTAACAAAGTCTACTTCTTCTCTAGGTTACGCAACACATTAATTTCTAGTGCTATCCACAACAAACCAAAAGTTACCACTACTGCTACATGTCTTATCATCTGCATAATAGACTCACTTGACAGTTGGGTAGCCTGCATAGCAGACTGTGCATCTCCTACTCTAGTGTTGTAGATATCTATCATGTCCTTAACATTACCCAAGTATATAAACAACATTAGTAGTGATGATATCCGTATTGCCAACGGAATATACTTGATGACTCTTTTCATAACTATACCCCCAATTTATGGTTATTCAACTGGTTGCGAAGGGTATAGAGCTTAGCCTTAGCTTGTTGTTTAGCTTGGTCATCATTAGACTTCATAGCATCGAATAAAGTTTGTAACTGGTAATCAATATCTAACTTAATCACATTCAACTTTACTACAGCTTCTCTTCTCCCTTTCATTGGACACACTCCTTTTTATATTGGACTTATGTTATCCCCTGATGTTAGAACCAAATATTGTGTATCATCCCCAGTTGTCAAACATCCTTACTGCTCCACTTCTTGACTACTAAACTCTCCAACGTACTCTCATGCTCTGACCTAGTAATGTTACGGAACACCTTGTTCTGTACTCGCTTCAGCAGGGTCTTATAACCATGCTTATTCTTCCTCATGGCTTCACTTACCTCTAGCTGAAAGGCTCGTAAAGTGTCCTTACGTTTCCCCACAGGTCTCACCCCCTTTAGGGGATTAGCTAACGAATAGTCTACGAATTAGTGAGAAAGGTGACAGGACAGGGTTACGTCCTGATTTCTCGTAGTAATGATAGTTACGCAATGCTCTAGCTAATCCACCCATAGTATTGTTATCCATTTAAGTTCCTCCTACTCGACTGTATCTTTACGTTTATCTATGCATTTGTTACATGCAATCTTACCTGGGTTATCTATCTCTTCCCCACAATACTTACACTCCTCAGGTATGTCATCATGAAACCCTTTATCAGAGCCATTCTCATCTATACCCTCTTTACTAAATGTAACTGTTTGGTTCTCGTAATCCATGTGCATAAATAGTCTGCCCATAATAATTACCTCCTTAGTAAGTTTTCTTGGCTACGAGCAAGCTCCACTAATGCTGGATACTTTCTATAGAAGTCACTAACGAACTTTAGTGCTGACTCCTCAGTTGGAAGACCTGTAGCCTTTAATACATTTGCAATCTCTTTAGCTAACATCTGGTCGAAAAGGTCACCTTGTATTGGCACTGATGCTACTCCCTTACGATTACTCTTAGCTGTAAACTCAATCACGTTTGTCATATGGACACTCTCCTTTGATTAATAAAACGAGGACGGTTAAATTGTTCTCTTCTCGGTATTAACGTCAACTATTACTTCACCTAGACACTCATAATAACTTTTCAATAGCCCTACGCTAATTTCTACGTCCCTTATACATCCACATTTGACAACCTCTTCTGTATCAGGAAGTGCTTCATCAGTTAGCTTTATAAGGTAATGACCTTCAGGCATCTCTATAACGTTAAGCCACTTAGGGGCTTTATATTCTCCAGGTTTAAGGTCAACCCATTCCCAGTTATCATGGATAGGGGTACCGATGTTCTTCCAGTACCCGTATTCCGTCCACTTGCGCCTACGGTGATCATATTGCTTACGCAAATCTCGCTCATAAGCTTTCCCACCCAACCGTCTAAAGATATCTCCAAAGAGACCCATAGACACCCACCTCCTGTTATTATAGTACTGTAGTCTTGAATGTTACGGAAGGCTTCTTCATCTTAAACTCTTCACACATCTTCTTAGAAAGCTTCTTCTCCTTGATGAAGCCCTCTACCATATCCTTGTTGACTACTACTTCTTTACATTGACGTGCTAACCCAGCAGGGATACAAGTCAGTAGAGAAGGGTCATAAGTAGTATACAATGACGACGATGTTACTCTCTCACTCTCTATTACCTCTACACCTCCACCCTTAGTTCCAGATATTGCGTATACCTGACGTGCTTCCATTTCCTCTTCAATAAGACCACGTAATCTTTTTAGCTCCTTCTCTAGCTTCTTAGAAGCCTCATACACCTTTAAATAGTCATCTACATGTGCCTGCATTTGTTTAGTGATAATACGTTGTTTTACTGCCATTATAACCAGCTCCTTTTATCTTTGGTATCTTTTGAAGTTAGTTTGCCCGAAGAACGGAATCTCCATCCTTATCTACTCAGTAGAGTGAACCAACCAACTCAACTCGATGACTCATTTTTGCACGAAAGAGGAAAGAAGTCAAGGAACAGAGAACAAATGAAAAGGAACTAGGCTGAAGTACCTAGTTCCTTATTGATTGCACTTATTGTTTCTCCCAAGGGGGAGTTTATAATAACATCAGCTATATGGTCTAATGGTGTCTCTTCATTGTTAATGATTACTAGCTTTCCACCATTCTTCTTAGTGTAGGCAGGTAGAATAGCTGCTGGGGTTACCTGTAGGGAAGAACCCATTACAATAGTTAGTTCAGCAGTCTGTACAGCAGATAATGATAAGGCTAGAGTTCTCTGGGATAACTGCTCGTTGAATAAGATAACATTAGGTCTCATCAACCCACTACCACAGTGGGGACATCTAATATTATGCATATAATAGGAACTAGCAACAGTTTTCTTACACTCAGCACAGAAGCAATTAGCTAAGTCCCCATGTAACATATGGATCGGAATATCAGCAGTATTAACCTGTCCATGATAACCATCTACATTCTGAGTGATAATATGGTGGACTAAGCCCTGTTCAGCCCAGTCATTAATACACATATAAGACTCATCAGGCTCATTAGCTAGTACTTGACCAATACGCTCCCTGTAATACTGGGTAAACTTATGCGTGTTATTCCACAACCCTCTAGTTGTTGCTAGCTCTTGAATATTGCTATCTCTGTACAGACCATTAGTGCTTCTAAAGTCTTGTAGACCACATTCAGTCGAAAGCCCTGCACCAGAGAGAACCACCGTCTTTTTCGATTCCTTTAGCAACTCACTAACCTTTTTGATAGTCTCATTATATGTTGTGTTCATCTGAACCTCTCCTTTTTCTCGGTTGTATTTTTACAAAGCTAAAGGGGGATTACTCCCCCACTGCATCTCTCATAATCTCTTGCTGTTCTCTAAGAATAGGGTCTAGCACTCTGCCTTGATACTCTTCATTTATTTTCTTAGCATTGAAGGCACCAATACCTAACTCTCTAGCAAAGCGACTTACCTTACAACGTCTACCATTGAAGCCTTGTAGACAAGATACATACACTTCACTCTCTGCTCTAGTAATACCAACGTATAGTAATCTACGCTCTTCCTCTACCGCTAAAGGCTTACCATTCTCTGCTGCTTCTACTGCTCTAAAGTGAGGTAATACTCCTTCAGACACACCCACACAGAATGCTACAGGGAACTCAAGACCCTTACTCTTATGGATAGTCATTAACTGAACCCCATCAATACTATGCTTAGCTTGGGAAGTCATTAACTCAATGTAGCCTAGGAAGTCTTCAATATTCTCATATCGGTCTAGAACGTATTGAAGAGTTGCAATATTCTCCATACGGCTACTCTCTTCCTCTTCTTCCTCACCTAAGATGTAGTCTTTATAACCAACGTTATCTAACAGATGATTAACTAAGTCTGTAGGAGTTGCACCCTCTTGTAACATCTCTTGTAGGTCTTTAATAACCCCTGCAAACTCTAGAGAGCCTTTAACTTGATAGTTTTGTAGCTTCAGCTTACCAGACAGAATAGCTTCCCAATGTGAGCCATCAAAAGCACTTACCTTAGCATAGAACTCTTTACCTAAGTAACGACTAGGTACATTGTATACACGTTTGAATGCTTGGTTATTGTCTGGGTTAACCGCTAATTGCAGGTAGGATACAAGGTCTTTAACCTCTTTACGTTCGTAGAAAGAGATACCTCCATGAATAACATATGGTAGACCTGCCATGATTAATTCATCTTCAATAGCACGAGATTGGACATTAGTACGGTAAAGCACTGCAATATCCTTGTGGTTTCTACCTTTCTTCTCTACCTGAATCTTGATATCCTCCACTACCTGTTTAGCTTCCTCTGTCTCATCCTTGAATACAGATAATGCTACGCAATCACTATCATCTTGCTTATGTGCTTTAAGCGTCTTCTTGATACGCTTAGTATTATGTTTGATAAGGTTGTTAGCAATCTCTAGGATTGCTGGGTTACTACGGTAGTTATCCTCTAGTGCAATAGACTGTACGCCACCAAATGCAGAGCTAAATTCGATAAACTGTTCTGGTCTTGCACCACGGAAACCATACATAGACTGGTCATCATCACCTACGATAAATAAGTTATTCTCTGGATAAGCAAGCATAGCCATTAGCTCATATTGTAATGAGTTACTATCTTGTGCTTCATCCACTAGTATGTATTTGTAGATGTCTTGGTATTTTTTAAGGATATCTGGATGCTCTTTGAATAGCTTCCATGTAAGGTAAAGCATGTCGTCACCGTCAATCTTATTCTGACTAGCTTTAGCAAGCTCATAACGTCTGAAGAACTCAATATAGCAGTCCATTCTAGTACCCTTACCTGCATTCTCTTCCTCAAACTCTTTGTAGTCTTTACCCTCATTCTTAGTTAAACCTGCTACTTTTAGTAATCCTGGAACTGGCATATCTCTTAGCTCTTCCTTGATACTAAACTCAACTGTTCTATCCATCATGATAGACTTGATAACACTCTCAGCAAAGTACTTTTGAGATGCACCCATTAGTACCCCATCCTTCTTCTTAAACGCTTGTAATAAGGGATTGCCTAGAGCCTCATATTCCTTCTTCAGAATACGGTAACCGATAGAATGTGTAGTACCAATTGTTAACTGCATAAGCTTCATCTGTGGTAACAGTTTGCTAAGACGCTCAGTCATCTCTTCACTAGCCTTCTTAGTAAATGTTGTTAACATGATATTCTTAGGCTTGATTTTAAGGTCAGTAATCATATGTGCTGTACGGTGTGTTAGGACACGAGTCTTACCTGAACCTGCTACTGCATTGATTTGGATACGACCCTCTATTGCTAATACTGCTTTCTCTTGACTAACATTAAGACCTTCAATAAATTTACTCACTAATACCCTCTCCTTTTAGCTCTGGTCTGTAGGGGAGGACTCCCTCCCTCTCACAAGACCATTTTCTCACGACTGGAAACAGAAATCAAGGACGTTTGCTACTGCTACGCTTTACTTTGTCGTCCTTAAACCATTGCCTAATGGTTTCTCTTGGGACTGACACGGTTACGCTATCAAGAGGAAGTCCTCTTGGTACGTCTAGGGTAATGACATCATGTTTCCGCTCTAAGATATGCACCACCGTACCTGATAATATGAGTCTCTTTTCTGTTTCTACTCCATAGACAATATCTAAAGTCTCACCCTCACGTAGATAAACGTTATTATTACTGTCTATTACTTCATGCTCACATTTTTGTACATGTTTAGACAGACAATGTTTATCCACACAGTAGTAAGATGCAGGTACGCCATGCTCTTTCCAGTCTGGGTTGCCTAGGAGACCCCCACCCTCACCTGAATGTAGGTTTCCTACAAGCTCCACATAGGTGCTTGATTCATACAAGTGTCGTGCTTGACAGTAAGAACAGGTAACATAATCTACCTGTTCCCCTTCTGGTACTTCTTGAATAACCCCCGTACGCTTAACTACACCTTTTCTAAGCTGCTTGTTAACCTTCATTCCTACTACATCCTCTAGAGTTTTAGTCATACTACTCTCCCTCCTTAGTGTCAGGAAGTACCTCTAGCTTACCCTCTTCTAACCACTTTTGAAGTACAAATTCTTGTACTGACAACTCTCTACACTTTCTGCCTTCACCTTCTGTATGAACATCAGTTCTAATCCTGATGCCATCCTCACGGATGTTCACTACCTCTACCGTAGTATGATCCTTTATGTGGCTGTCATTAGACACGGCTAAAGGCACAGTAGTATAGAATCTTGACTTATAATGTATGCTCGGTATCTGACCTGCATCCGATAGCTCTTTCAACTCTATTTTACGCACATAATCAGACAGGCAATGATTGTTTATACAGAAGTGATATACAGGGACACCAATATTCTTCCAGTCCCCATTACCTAGAAGACCACCTCTGCCCTCACCCCCAACATGGAGGTTTCCTATTATCTCCAGGTAGCTATTCTCATGTACTAGGTGTTCGATGTTACACTCATTACAACGAATAACTTCCACTATCTGGTCGTTATACTCAATAGGCTCAAGTTTACCGCTAGCTTTAAGTACAGCCTGTCTAGGCTTGTTTTGAAGCTTACCACCTATTACTTCTTCTAATGTGCTCTTCACTTTACATCTCTCCCATCTACTTTAATACCTAGCTCATCCATCTTCTCCACAGTGTACCATAAAGTACTAGCTTCAACACTACCATATGCCCCACCCATATCTTCAAATATCCAGTGTACTTCTTCGAACAGTATAGAGTATAAAATCTTATCCTTTGTTATCCTAACTTCCTGAATTACCCCTTTAGTACCTTCTCTTAACTCTGAACCTTGGTCATCTAGGTAGTGGCTCTTGCTGACAGTAACTCCTGTACCAATAATTAGGATGCACTTCATTGTATAGATAGGCTCAACCTCTGGTGTTACAGATATATTCCAAGGTCTTTTACCTATTTCTCGTACTTCTTCCTTCTTAGCTTTATCGAATGCCATTAATAACCCCTCCAGTACCAAATTTTAGTATCAACAAAGTAACCTAACTGCATACTAGCCTTCTTCCAATGGCGACCACCAGAGTGTGGATGGTTACTACACTCCATTAGCTCTCTTTCATCATCCCTAAAGTCACTACTGCAATTCTCTTTCCACTCCATTGAAAGTCCTATCCACCTAGTATCCTTGACAACCCCTATTGGTAGTTTATCTGTTATTTGTGAACCACACTCATGACAGAATTTACCTTTTCTTGAGATATTACACTTTCTACACCCTTTAACATGTTGGTGCTCAATAGTCTCAAATTTAGCAAAGACTTCCCTACCTTCCATTAGCTTACCAAAAGCCTTATTAGTTGTTAGCTTTAGTAACTTCTCTCCTGGGTCTAAATCCTTATCCATATCTGCATGTATGTTTCTGTGTACTAATCCCATTATTGTGCTACCTCCTTACGTTTACGTGCTTCACGTATTCTGATTGCCATATTCTTTAAAGCATCAAACTGCTTATCAGATAGAGCATTACCCTCGTTCCATTGCTTCTGTAGGCTTTGGAAGAAACTATTGTCCCCATGCCCAGCGCTATGTATAATTCCTGCTGCATATCTAATTGCGTCCATTTGGTGGTTACGTCTATGCTCCACATCTTGTGGGTCTGGAGTATAAGGTTTCTTTCTAAGACTATCTAAGCCTTCTACAAAATTCTTACTAAACTCTTTATCCCTCATCTTAGCTTCCCCATGTACAATATAACCTACGCACACGCTTCCAAGTTCCAGATAGACACCAGTTTTAGTATTCTTGCATAAGTATCTATATCTAATCTGCTGATGTTGGCAGTATTCACATGTTGTTTTATTACCTCTACCGTTGTCTTTTACCTTACCAGTGAATATCCACTCTTTTCTAAATTGTTCTCTAAAGTGTTCACCCTGCCCATCTGCAAGGTACTCATTCAGAATCTTAGCATCTCCCCTAGTGATTGACAGAATCGCTCTCTTACCTTCTCTGCGTAACACATCAGTGTACATGTACAGATCAGCGTCTTCCTCTACACACTTGCTAAGCAAAAGTATTCTCCATTCACCAACTGTTAAGCTATCCATTTTATACACCTCTCCTTTTAGACTCAATGTACTTCTGACTTCCATGAGTCAATTTTCACACGAAACAGAGAGAAAAGCAAATCAATCCTCTTACAGTAAATAAAAAAGGAGACAACATTAAAGTTGTCTCCTTAGTCTGTCTTCTCGGTACTTCCTCATGAAGATGATGTCCTTCTGCATACGCCTTTTAATCCGACTCTTATTAGTGAGAGGTATTAATCGTTCGTACCTCTCTATACCAAAGTCAATCCATGCTTCCCCATTAAAGGTACGTAAACCATTAACTTTAGGGAACATCTTATCATGAGGTGCTTGGTGTAAAGGCAAGCGGTTCATAACCCTCTCTACCGCTTGGCTCTCTTCCTTTACCCCCTCTGGTGCTTCTGTAATCTTATTTGCTATTTCTGTCTTCATTAGCTTTCTCCTTACTTGTGTAATAGTTTTCCATGTCTTCTTTAGCCTTGGCTAGCATATGTTGCTTAAAGTTTACCTTACGTTTGATACGCTTCTTCTGACTAGCCTTGTTAGTAGCCCTATATTTACGCTCCCAAAATGCTAACTCTTTCTCTCTATGAGCAACCTCAGTCTCAGGCTTGATACCCATTATATCATAGATGCTGAAGGTTGGCATGAAATCACTAACCTCTACTACACCTACAAAACTCATCTGTGGTACTGCTACCTCATTCTCTGCTTCTGAAGTAAAGCGACCTGTTACAGTCCCTTGTAGATTAATGTACTGTTCCATTCTTAACATCCTCCCCACTGGCAATAGCCATCATCATTTGTAGGACTTGCTTAGACAATCTTTCCTCACCATCAGGTATAGGTGCGGCACCACATCTTGCTTCATCAAATAGTGCCATTGTAATACCTTTACTACCATGATCCACTATGAATACATGGCTCACTCCATCAGGGTACACCACTAGATGAGATAAGATTACTGTGCCTTCTGGCTTACCAGCATGAACAGATACATCTATATTAAGGCTACCAACCTTTACCCCTGGTAATAGAAACTTGTCTATATCCAGGAACAACTCAATATCCATATTAAATTCATTCATTTTCCATTCCTCCTACATAAAGTCTGATTGTCTGTGACCTACTTCAGCCACCTTACTAAACTTACCGTGTTCCTCTGCTAGGTACTCTTCTACATACTTTCTTGCTGTTGCTAGATGACTGTAGTGTAAGAAACCATCAATCTGTTCGATATCATCCATGTACTCAGTAATGTCATTATCCTCTAGCACCTTTCTGATAGCTGAATGTCTCATCTCCCAACAGAAACTAGGCTCTCCACCAGATACAAACATTTCTGGCTTCTCTTGTGCCCACTCTTCCAATACCTTTACTGCTTCATCCCTTACTTCACCATTTGTCATCATTATCTACCCCTCCATATGGTCAATTATAGTAAGCGCCAACTTGTGGTCAGCCTTTAGTTCTTTACACTGAATAGCTCCATACATGAAATCTAGTATCAGTTGTGCCTCATCTGGATGAAGTACCAGCATCATATCCTCTTGTGTAAGGGCTGAAGCTCCTTTAGGTTGTTTCTTACTGTTTCGTGCTAGGAGTGCTCTACGTTTAAGTTCTTCTAGGTCATTTGACATGTACTATTCCTCCCTACCCTTTTGAAGAGAAACAACTATATCACTCATGGCTAGCTTCCTAACCTCTCTGTGAATATCAGCGTCTAATCTAACTAGACACCCTACACATAGAGTTATTACAGTCGTCGTGGAAGTTCTACCCACATATATCTTGTAGGCTTCTTTCAAACCTCTGTCCAAACAGTTGTTACAACTACAGTCATCTGTTATTCGTTGTATCCTCACGAATATCACCTCTCCTTTATGCTTGGTGTGTCCCTCGACCACATCCTTATTTTTTCCGAATCCTTGAAAAAAGTCAAACCAGTAGACCTATAAAAGAAAAGACTACCCTAAAGGGTAGCCTTGACGTGTTCTTTCATAATAGTCTCCATTACATAGTGAGCTGATTCCTTGCTATCAACTATGTTGATATTTGTAACGTCAATTTCAACCTTAGGACTGTAGGAGTATGTTCTGTACCACACTTCATACGCTTGGTTTAGCTTCTCCCAATACGAACGCTCTACGTCCAACTCCGATTTCCTATTTCTTTTTTGAATTCGGTTGATACATTCATCAGTGGAGCACTTTAAGTAGACCATAAGTGCTGGTGGTTCAGTTAGCTTACGGAATTGATGGAACATATTAACATAGTCATTCATATTACGCTCAGATATAATGCCCTCTTGAGTCATAATAGAAGCAAATATTAAGTTTCCATACATGCTCATATCCATAATGTGTTCGTCTAATCGAGTTGCATGTAGGGCTTGCTTGAAGCGTTCATGTAGTAGGAATACCTGCATTGCATACCCATGTTTATGTGGATCTTTATAGTAATCAGTTAAGTAAGGGTTGCTCTTAACTGGTTCTCTGAATAAAGTAATACCTGTATGTGCTGCCAACATCTCAGCTAGAGTACTCTTCCCTGCTCCAACACTACCTTGTATTACAATTCCCTTACCCTTATTCTTCATCTGATGTCTCCCCCTTGATAGTAACAGTAATGGACGTGTCATTGTTCACTTGAAGACTTACTGGAATCTTCATGCGTTTAGCAAGGGTATTTATTGCTCTAGACAGCCTGATAGCCGTAAGGGATACACTTCTGCTTTTAGTGATAGGCTTCTTTGCTCCTCTGTTCATCTTAGTACACAATTTACATTTGCGTACTCTTCCATCAGGAGACTTCTTGTCTCTATGGAACTCATCCACAGATAGCTCTAAATCACAGGCGATGCATATTTTTGTGCCTTCCATACTGAACCGCTCCCTCCAGTAACTCTTTTAAATATTCATCGGTGCAATACTCAATGCCATATTTCGTTCTAAACATACGCTCTTGCTTTGCCTTAGCAGGGTCTACCGTGAGCCTAGAGATATTAAAGTTACTCTTAACCATACTAGCAAGGTCATCTCCAGCCTTATCAGGGTCAGATAATATGAAAGTAGGAAGCCCCATGTCTAAGGCTTCCTGAATCTGCTCACTGATACGGTTATTCATTTTAGTACCATTAGTTACTATGGTTTGAACGTCTTTTGGGCTGTAGACTCTGCGAATAGCATTATGGTCTGACCACCCCTCGATAATAACTGCTATCATCTTATACCCTCCTTGTCACCAATAAAATTGAGCCATTCTCTTTGGGTAGCCACTTAACGGACTCTATTAAATCCGTCCCAAGGAGGGTCTGTGTTACAACCTTATGAAATCTATCATTTTGTGGGTGGTCATCCGCAAAGAATGGGTACAGGTTAGCATTCATCTTAACTAATGTATATACTTGTACAAAATTGGTACTGACTTCTAGGAAGTGTGGCTTAGGTTCAGAACCACAAGAAACTAGACAGTCTTCTACGATAGTCATAAGCTGTATAGGACTGTCTATCTTGTCAAGGTTACGGTGAAATTTCTCAAAGCTGGCTATAGCTTTTAAAATATCACTAACCCTGGTTGCCATAGCTTCCTCATGCTTCTTCATTTGGTATTCATTAGTCATATAAGTCCTCTCCCCACCACTCAATTAGTCTTGCATACTCTTTGTCAAATTTCTGTATTAAGAAGTACAATCTAGCATGAAGCCTATTAGCAGGTACCCCTTCTTCCTCTGCTAACTGCTGGATAGTCTTCTGCTCTACTAGAAGCCCAATCATGAGATTTCTGTGTTTCTCTCCTAGTTGGATGTCTGGGTCAATACTATGAAGGTCAACTATACGCTGAAGCAACTCTGCATACTGGGTATCCTCCACCACAATACCATTATCATCATTGCTATACGTCTCACGGTTTATGTTCTTGTGGTACTTGTTAACCCAATGGAAGATACGTAAATCAAGCATCTTCTTAATATAGTATGGAAAGTCAACCCCACGATGGGGGTTGTATTCCGTTACTAAACTTAGGAATGTACGGTCTATTTCAGCAGACAACTCTTCCTTATCTGTGTAGTTAGCCATCTGGTCTTTGAACTTGTTGTATATCTTTCTTCTAAGTGGCTCATACTTATTAAAGAGATATACAGGCTCAAAGTGAGTAGGAGGTGTCATATCGTTCATTCTACGTCACTAATCCTTTCTTCCCCACTGAAGATACCATTCCAGCATATGCAGGTAAAGACTTCAACCGTATAGTCCATCCCAAAGCACTCATAACTAACTCGTAGGTATCTCTCGTGAGCTTCCACTATTCTGATAACACGAACTTCCTTGGTAGAGCCACTACTAAACAGTGCACGTCTACCTTCAAGAGCCTTATACTCTTCTCTTAACTTTTTGTGTTGCTCGTCTACAGCACCAGCTACAGGAGAGCTATCTATCATAGATCGATATTGTAGTGCTTTGAGAAATTCCTTCATACATTAACCACTCCTATTCTTTGTCAGGACGGAATCTTATGAACTCAGGGAAACGTAGAGACTTCTTACCAGTCTTACTATTAGTAGACTCTTCTCGGTATTCAATCTCTATCACCTTGTTAATCAGTTCATTACGTCTAGCCCAAAGGTCTACACGCATCTCATCAGTGTAACCGCCACCAATAGATACCTCATTGCCTTTGTACTCAACGACTAAAGCTCCTAGTACCCCTTCATTTTTAGTTCCTTCTTTGCCCTCTTCAAATCCTACTACTTCAAGGTCAACTCTTTCTACGTCTACCACTTTTTGGATGTCACGACTACGCTTACACTTATAGGTAGCATCCAAGTCCTTAACCATAGTACCCTCATATCCCAAGGCTCTATTCTTCCTATGAATACTGAATACCTCTGCTTGAGTCTCTTCAGTGTCTTCATAGAAGATTCCATCAGGTACTACGTATTCCAAGTTCCATAAAGGAAGTTCTTGAATATACTCAGCATCTATTGATTCCATGAAGACAATACGCTCTTCAAGGATTGCAGTACTTTCTCCTACTTCAAATTCCTCTATAGGAACAGCATCAAAGATATGGAGAATACCAATTTTGTCATCTGCTTTCTTAAAGGCAGATTTCTGTACATCGGCAAACTTACCAGAGGGTGCCATAATCTCACCGTCATATACATACCCAGCAGGTAGTTGAGCAATATCTTGTTCAATGCCAGTATAACCAGAGATTATCTTACCATTCCTAGATTTAAGAAGAACTCTTCCCCCACCGTAGTTTACAGCATTACATCTGTAACCATCTAGTTTCTTATCAGCCATGTAACGTTTAGGATAAGTTTTCAGTGGCATAGCCAAAGCACAGGAATGCTGGTGTATAAATCCAGGGAACACTTTATTTATACTCTTAGCAGTAATGCCAATTTTAAAGTCTTTTTGGATAGACTTCATATACCACTCAGCTTCTATAAAGCCACATGTAGATATTAATCCATCTAGTGCTTCTAGTGCAGCGTTACCTGTCAGGTCTCTGCTAACTAGTAAGTTAGTAAGGAGCATATATTTATCATAGTTGTATTGAAGGTCATCATTGAATTCAATACCAAGGGGTTTAGTTTTGGACTTCTTCTTAATCCCAAATATTAAGTCTGGATGGTATGTTCTCCTTAGAATCTCCTTAAATATCAGGTTACCCTCACCTGCTCTCAGGTAATCTTCTTTAGCTGTTCTTGATGTAGTTCCACCTATCTCTGCCAACAATTGGAATGCTTCTATAATCTGATTAGTCATTTAGATAAATCTCTCCTTTCAAGGTCTCTGAAATAAAAGAAGGGAAGTTCTCAGAGTTTTCCCTTTATTTGTCATATAACACAAAATAAGAGGTCTCTCTACAGAGACCCCTCCTTTTTAGCTAGACGATATACCAGAATGAAACTGGTTACCCAACTTAGAACCTTTATACTCCAAATAGTCAAGTTTGGAGGGTAGGTAGCGTAGTAGTCATCCAAGTCTAGGATACCCCACCACACTACTCCTACTAGAATAAGTCCTGCCAACTGGAATAAGTAGCTGAACAGCCAGCACCACCATACTTTTTCTAAGGTGTTCCATACTCTTACTCCCATTTATGTTCTGCCACATGTACTTGGATATGGGGATTGTGACCAGGTATAATGTGGTCATATAAAGCCTTAAATCCAATAGTCTCAGCTAAGGTTTCATACTTAACTGGAAATTTCTTTAGCGCCCATGCAGGGAAGTGGGATTGCTTAAAGTGTTGCCACCATGTGGCAGGTACTTGGAAGGTAACTGTCTTCTCAAACTCTTTAGCAGGCACTCTTCTTGAGATACCCATCACATACCCACTAGCTAGACCATTGATTGCCTCTTCCATAAAGACCTCAAAGTTACCCATACAGGGGTCATAGTTTACATGATGAGTAACAGTCTCCCTAATACACTGTAGAGTTACTGTCCTAAATTCTGACCTTTCTAGCTGTCTCCACATATCACCTTTGGCTCTATCGTGCCACATATTACTCATCATCCTCCTCTAGTGCTCGGAATACCATAGAGAACGCTAGGTACTCTGCTAAGATAGCAGCAAACTGGTTACGCATCAGCCAGTTCTTGAAGTAGTTGCTATCGAACTCAATAGGATCATTTAGGGCTTTGTCTAGGTCATTACGGATTCCTGTGTAATCAAAGAATTTAAGATTCATAATCTTGTTATTGATACCCAGACGTTGTAGATTCTCTGGTTCAAAGATACGTGCATTAACCTTAGACTTCATTAAGGCTTTCTTCACATCACCAGTAGCACCTAGGATGTGGTCAATATGACCATATTTGTCCATCAGAGCCTTAGCTTTCTTCTCACCGATACCGTGGACACCAATAATATTATCTGATTTATCCCCCACTAGTGCTCGGTAACCAAGATAGGCTTTCATAGTTACCCCAGTTTCATCATAGAAGTCACTGATACCAATTACTCGGTCTTTATAAGGAGTATACACTGACACACGCTCATTGATGAGCTGTAGCATATCCTTATCACTTGAGACAATCATAACGTTATCTTGAGTAAGCTCACAGAATGCATATATTAAATCGTCCGCTTCATGTCCATCTAGCTTAATACTGCGAACATTAATTTTAGGTAACATCTCATTAAGTTCATTTAGCTGATTAAATAGTCCTTCAAATCGCTCTTTCTCTTCAGGGTCATCACCATAACTACGATTTGCCTTATATTCGGGATATAATTCCTTACGCCATTCTGCTTTCCCACCATCGAAACACACCAAACATTTAGTAGTCTCTGGGAAGCGTTCCAGATATAACTTAATGGATTTAAGGACACCTTGCATTACACCTGTAGGCTTGCCATCCTTTGT